CCCAGTCGATGCACTTCCGCCTAAGTACATTGTTTCAACGCCTATTAGATAGCCGTTATTCCATAACTGAGGTGCGTTATCGAGTGCATCTGATGTAATTGATGGGAAGGCCGTACCCGATGTTCCAAAAGCATAGGCATTTGTGCGTCCTGATGCCACTACCGATTTATTCTCTCCCGGCAGGACAAGTGCGTTTTGAGTTTGAGTGACTAATTGAAAACTAGCAATTGCACTTGTTCCATTTGCCGATCCTGTTATTTCTAGCGGAGCGCCACTTGAAGTTGTGTAAGAAATTGAGATGTTGTGGATACGGAGAACTGCCTTTCCTAGAGCATCCACATAAGCGCCAAGATCTATTGGCGATTGATAATATGAATTATCATCTTGCAAGTTAGTTGTGTGCCTGATAAAGAACGAGTCTGTTTTCGCCATGATTACCGGAATACGGTAACGCTTATCATGATTCTGGTAAATTATTGCTAGAGCTAGAACCCAATCCTTTCCGCGAAGCGGTAATCAGACAACACTCGAACGTGCCTACCCCAACCGGTTTAAGTCGGTTCTTCCTACGCCGCGTTCGCCACAAGAGGTCATATATTCTATAAACTACCCGCTCAATGCATCAAAAAATGCAATATATTATATTCTAAGGCTCAATCCGCGATACATGAAGTGTCAATCATGCGGCCTAATAATACAAAGAGACGATCCAATTCTTGCTATTTGTGAGGATTGTTTTGTGTATGAGGGGTCCATATGAGATGGAACCCTAATTTTAATCTAAAATGTGAACATGGATATTATTATTTCATTACCAGAGGAGAGTTAATGCCTTGTGGATGTGATCCAAGGTGAAGCGATTTAGAGCAGTTTCTATCTATTATAGGGATGAAAACAAGGTAATGAGAAGGATTCCGCACGTTAAAGCCCATTTAGATAAAGGAAAGGTATTCAAAGTGTATACACTTCCACCAGTAAAAGAACAGGAGTTGGAATTATGAAGCAATTAATATCAGCAACATTGAGTGAAGAAGCAGCTATAATTTATGACTCATGGAAGAAACAAACAAAATCGAAAAGAATATCAGAGATGATTGTTAGAGAGGATGTTAATATGCATCATATTGATGCATTACAAAAGGCTAAAACTCATCATCAGCGTCTTATATCGAATGCAATGATCGCTTTACACCTAAAAGACCCTCAACACCCCCTATGTAAGGAGTTGAATGAGTCCTTAATTGGTACAATATATTACCAATATTGGGATTAATTGTCAATATCTTGAGCAACGCCTTTCACAAGTTGAAGAATTGCTTCATTTTCACTTATTTTGACTTCTTCAAGAATTAAAAGATAGTTATAATCTCTTTCAGGAGAAGTTGTTGAATCAGAAGTTGTGTACATATTGATGTATAAATTACGATTGACGATATGGTCGGGGTCCATTAATGCCGCATTATCAGCTAATCCAGTTGGGCCAGTTAGAAAATCACCGATTGCTGAATTTCTTCTATTGTATCCCTTAGCAATCCATCCGATTTGTCTATTATCTTGGACGTTAGAAATTAAATCGAACCCGAGTGATCCAACTTCATCAGTTGCTAGAGAAACATTCAACATAAATTGACCATCACCAGTTCCTGTTTCGGCTCGAACTGTAGCTGGCCATAAATAAAATGATTTAACTTTCCATGCCCTGGTTAAATCAGAACTTTGATAAGTGAAAATTTCGTTGTCTAGTGACCTTGCGTTATCCGCTATTGCTGTTAAATTTCCTCTAAATGATAAAAGTCGTTTCATTTCAATTCTCTCCTTGTTAATCTATGAGCTTTCTTCATTAGTACGGAAATATTTGACCTTGGATGCTTTCGCTTCAAAGCCTTCAAATGTTTGCCAAATACTCTTTGATACCTGGAAACCTTCCTCCTCCTTTTTGGGATTGGAATTTTGTCGCTCCTGGTAGAGCTAGATCTAGGAGATGAAACGCCAGGAGAAACGCCAGGAGAACGGCCCGTAGATATTTCTCGTAATTCCTCCCTGGTAAAGCCACCAGAATCACCGAGAAGGATCGCTTTTACAATTGCACTTGGTACTGAAGTTGATATCAATGCATCAAGATAAGCCCGAGCAGCCTTCTCAACTCTGTCATTAGAGACCATCTAAGTCACCATTTATTGCTGAGATAATGCAAGAGCCATTGCTGCTGCCTGAGTCAATGATTCAGAAGTGCATTCCATTACTATTGAACAATAAACATCACCGGTCCACCCAGTCGATGCACTTCCGCCTAAGTACATTGTTTCAACGCCTATTAGATAGCCGTTATTCCATAACTGAGGTGCGTTATCGAGTGCATCTGATGTAAT